AGCAAATGCTCCTTAGAAGGGTCATGGAGTCAGACGGCACTTATCTAATGCATAACAACGAACGCCTTTCGTTTAGCGAGGGTTATCAAGTGGGGGTCTACTTAGAAAGACCAACATTCTTCTTATTCGATGAAGTTCAAGCCTACGTCATAAAGATGTTAGGCATCGACGAACAAATGGAAGTTATAGGAAATATATTTTCGGCTTGTGAAAGTGAAGTTTTAATTTCATGCGATAGCGGCCACTCAATATTATTCGACTTAGCCATGTCCGATGAACAATTTAACACGCTCAAATCATTCTCAATGAATGCTAACAGCCTAAATAATTTCATCCCTCGCAACTTTTACCAAGGTACGCCGCTTAATTTATTCGGCGGAATATGGGAAGATAAAAAAGAGCAAATTCACGTTGATGCTTCAACATGGGTTCAAGATTTAGACGCGGCTTTAGAATTAGGAAAGAAATATAATCAGATTTCAATATTCGATTGGTCAATTATGAAATGCCGATGCACTAAGACGGGTGAAATATTAGAATATTAAATCTAAAACTTGGGGGTCTTACACCCCACAAAAATTATAATTTTGGATTTGGATTCAAGGCGTACGCTTTGTCTTTTGTATATATACACAAGTGTGTAATTTTTGGATTTTGGGTCTTGAATCTTTTTTGGATTTTTGGATTTTAAACTTTTTTCTTTTTTTGCCTGCCTGCATAAGAAATAAGCCCAAGATTACTAAAACCATAAGTATATATACCGGCATACAGTCCGAGATATATGACCTTAACAAGAAGTGATTATGAAATGATAGTTGAATGCCTAACAGCGACAAGCCGACCGAAGGGGTTGGTTGGATTTGATGAGAATGTCAAATCCTTTTACCATGAGATAATAACTAATTTTATACAGCATTTATCAGCCGACAACCCTAGATTTAACAGGACTATTTTTATAGAGGCTTTAGATGAAAACGGATGGGAATTAGTCTCAAGGGGTATGCTGAAAGACTAAACCATAAGTATATATACCGTACCCATCTATGAAGATACATGGACAGAACCGGCCTACAAGAGAAGATTAAAAACACCGAAAAAGAAATAAGAGAATTGAATGAGTTATTAGATGCTCACAATAACGAAGTACTAAAAATATTTGAGGAATATTTACAAAATCTATAAGTTGCCACCATATTATGTTGAGGCGGGGTCGCTGCAACGGCCCCCCTCTTCATATTTGGGTTTTTATTCTTTACATTCTTGTTTTCAATATACTACAACTTGTATCTCTCTTCGGCCTATCTTAATCATACTCAACGTACCACAGTAAGCCTATAAAGGTTTTGCCCTACGGGTTTCCTATTCATATTCAAGATTACTAAAACCATAAGTATATATACTAACCCCTGCTAGCATGGTCATGGAGGCAAACACCATGAAAGAATATATTGAAGAACGAATGCGAGCATTGTATGTAAGTGGGGCTAGTGAAAAAGAACTAGACTCATTTATGACAGGTGTCTTAGAGACACTATACAGCCTAGGCGAAGAAGCACCTACCCTTTGGGTCATTAACTATATGGCAGGTCGTACAGACCGTCTATATATGACCGATGAAGAATGGGATGCTATCAACGCAGAATATTAAGCCCTAAGAAAAAGGAGACGTAAAAACTAGGGGGGTATATACCCCCTAGTATAAAAAATTGGATTTGGATTTTGGATTCTTTTTTCTTTTTTGTTTTTTCACACAAGAGTGTATTACTCTTCCCACAAAAGAAGTTATCGGGGGGTTATGACATGGGATGTAGGCTTATAGTCTTAACTATGTAGTATTCTCACTATGTACCACGAAAAAGTGTACTTGGGGGCTATGATATGAGATGTAGGCTTATAGTCTTTCCGCCCTACGGGCCTCTTATATTGTCAAGACTCCATTATCAAAAGTATTAAGTACTAACGTCTTGTCTCAGAAAATGTAATAGGAGGCGGCGAAAAAATGACAGATAAAAAATATGACTTATATTGGGGCGAAATAACATTCAAAAACGGTAATATTGAAGCAATTGTGGCGACATCTGAAGAAGCATATTACGCATATGAGAAATACCATGAAGGAAGTACAGTATCTATGCCTAATTATGGCTATTTAGACAGCATAAAAGACTTTGACGATGAAATGCTATCAGAAGTTAATTATGATGCAGAAGCAGAAGCAGAAAAAGAAGCATTACTTCAAAAAATATTAGCACAAAGAAAAGTTATGAACAATATGACTTCCGAAGAAAAAGTTAGTTATTTACTAGAATCCTTTGATTTGTAAATTACAAATCTAAGAGAATGACATAAAACTCCTGCCTCTATATGGGGCAGGAGTCAAAAAAAAATAATTGGATTTGGATTTTGAAATACCTTTCTTTTTTTGTAATACACACACTAGTGTTAAATAATAATTGGATTTGGATTTAAACCTTCTTTTTCTTTTTCTTTTTTTCTAATATAGGTAATAATAATATGTAGATGTTTGATAGTTATTAATATAGAATAGCACATCATAGCCTTTATAGTCTAATAGTCATCTCAAAGGCTGTCAGAACAGGAGGTGATAAATTATGACAGATGTAAAAAGGAAACTAAGTGCAAAAAGTAAAGCGATAGTCAATGAATGGAATGAATTAATTCTAGGTAATAGAGGAACACATAGTAGTGAGTCTTGTATTAAATTGTTAGAGGCTGCTTTAGTATGCTCTTTCTCTACTGCTACAATGGGCGGTGTTCTAGGTAAAGGTAGAGTAGCATTAATGCACGATATTCTAAACGACCAAGATGCACTTGATATTATTGGTCGGGCTAAGCATTGGGGAGACTCTTTTGAAGATGCTCTCAAACTGCTTAACTTAGAAGATTAAGTTTTAGAGATGGTCTTACACATCTCAACTCTCTCTCAAGTCAAACACTCGCAAAACTTGAGAGGGAGGTTATAATATTTGGATTTGGATTTGGATTCTGTTTTCTTTTTTCTTTTTATATACACTAGTGTTAATAATTACTATAATATTAATAGAAATTGCTCAATCAATAAGTATATATACTGACTACTACTCCGAGATAATGTAGAGATACAGGAGGAAAAATAATATGGTTGAAAAAACAGATGGAACTTGTTGTGAATGTGATAATAAAGCAACTCATGCACCGGAATGGAATCTTATTACAGGTGCTAGATACAGCGACATAACAGAACCAAAGTTTTGTTATGATTGTTTCAGAAGATACAAAGAATGGCTTCGTTGAAGTTATTCTTTTGGCGGAATTACGAAAAATCCTTTGGGAATCCGGATTTGGATTCTCAAGGGGCTTCTTTTTTTTGTTTAAAACACACTAGTGTTAATAATTGGATTTGGATTTTAACCGGCTTTTTCTTTTTAGAGTAGGGGCTACCTAAGATATAAAACAAATTAAAAAAAGTTGCCCCACAGCCCCGAAGGGCTGCGAGGACTTTGGCTTTCATTTAGTACTTCTCAAAAAATGCTTCTAATGCAGTATAAGTATCGCTTTTAATATACTCTATTCTTGCAGTATTTTTATCATAGAGTGCAGATAACATAATCATTAATATTTCAATATCTTCGTTATTAATATCTTCCATATCAAGAGTACAGTCTCCACCTTCTAAAACATCCATCATTTCTGAGAATAATTCTACTTTGTTATTCATTTGTTCAATTATTTTCTCTTTGTCTACTTTCATTTATTTACCTCCCGTATAGGGCCACTTTAGTTCTACATATAAACATTAAGAGAGAGGCGGCAGGTTGCCACCTGCCCCCCCTCAATTTTACGTTGTGTCATTACTTACTTATTCATCGTTCGCCTTTACAGATTACATCATGTATAAGTGTTATTTGACTGAGCAATTTATCTCTATTTCCTTTGATACCAAAGTACCACTTAGCATCAGAAACTTTCCAACGCCTGTGGGGTTTCATACCCCTAGTCCATAGGGCTAAATCTCTCTTAGAACACATAAGATTCCATACCGCCTGTCCGGTACTAGTACCGTTAACAGTAAGTATTTCTTCACCATTCTCCAACTTTTGTCCTTCTTCACCGTATGTCTGCATGAAGGGGGATTCCCATATTTCATCAGTAAACTGAATCATATTAGGGTAGTCTGATGGATTCTCTCTTACTAGTGTTCTCATGTCTGAAATTATATCATTCATTAATTATCATCTCCTTTATTATAATTATTTATTTTGTTAAGTTAAGAGTGAGGCGGTAGGGTGCAAGTCTACCCCCCCACAATTTTATGTTACTCCGTCTCGGCTAACTTTAACAGTTAGCGTTAATAATCCATTCTGAATATTCGTATTCATCCGTGATTATACTAAGTTTTAATTCATCTATCATATTCATATATGTCCATCCTATTATTGATATTAGACCACACCCCCCATTTAGAGGGGTGGGTTTTGTGTTATCTGTTGCTTTCCCTTTTACGTTTAGGCTTACCCGATGTTCTAGTGCTAAAGCCACAAGACTTTATGGCTACAATACCGCATGATGCTCACCCTCAAGGGGTGTAGTTTGCAGGGTCAGCATGATAATCATCCATAAGATTTTCATCATCCTTATCTGCAAACCAAGTTAGTCTTACTTGAATGGAATCGTGCTTCGCATCCGAATCGAATGTTTCACTCTTAACCGTCAAAGTGAACCAATTAAGCCCATCATCCGTCTTGTTGTAAATACCCAAAGGGTATTCAACAATAAGATTTCTGAAAAACTCAGTTGGCACATCATGAGATATATATATATCAATTGAAGAAATAAATATCCTCTCCTTTTATTGCTTGTTTATAGTAGATTATCCGAGTTGCTATTATTTTAATCCACTTACCTAGGTCTAGGTCTATTACTTCTTAGCGTGTCATCATCAATTCGGATAACGGAATTGACTCCGGCCATTTTTCATTTTTTCGTCTTGGGTTGATATTTTTAACCAACGACTCAATAGGTGCTATCACACCTAAAGTTGAACCCTCTTGGTAAGCAAAGCATTTTTCAATGCTTCGCCGTTCCCGCAGGTCTTTGCCTTTATCGCAAATCCCACAAAACTGCCCCGCAGCCTCAATATGAACGGGTCGATGTTAGTACTTAAGGCTTTCGGTCTAGCATTTTCTCGCTCTTTTTTGGTGAGTTTTTTGCACCGAGTGTAGTGTATAACACCTAGTGTAGTTTCTGCACTTAGTTCCAAAAATACACCGATATACGTACCTATACCCGCCTAGCATCACGAACAATTTTTTACAATTTTTTTGAAAAAAAATATTTATAATCGCTTTCGCCAATAGCGTATTCTCTTACCCATGACCTTTTTGTATTTATCTTCCATCAAGTCTGCTTGTTTAATTTTACGCATATACTTATGCACCCCGCAAGAATGCAATTGAGTCCATCGGGCAGGTACAACTTCGTTTACCTTCCACATAACTTCTTCGTTTGTTCTCCATTCGTCAAAATAGTCCGAGTCTGCTAACTCCTGCAAACGGTCTAAATATAATGTCTTTTTACTTTTTGGGCCAAATACTGTTCTCATAATCTTCTTCTCTCCATTACTCTTCCACCAACACCTGTATTAGACGGTCTGTTAATATTCGCTTTACCACCTAACCATTGTCCACCCGTCATAGTTTTCATAACTACGGGCATATCGGGAATCTTATATGTAAATTGGTCTATCGCGTGTGCGAAAGCCATTACTGTATCGTTGTGAACACCTAAGTCCACTATAACACCATCACGCCAAGCGTGAAGTCTTAATTCTTCTAGGATAATCTCAACCATCCTACGGGTTTCATCATCACCATAAGGAAATGCAATCATCTCTCTTTCAAACCAAACTCTAAGTCTGTTTAGCAATCCTTGTTTGAGTGTTCTGTTTCCTACCTTACTAGGTCTGTAATCTACTACCGCACCTTTTTGTGCAAGCAAACTTTCGTACATCTGTTGGAAACCAACATCCTCAACTGCTACTCCGCAGTTACCATAGCGTTTAGACCATTCAATTAACATATCCGCTTGCTTATCCGGTGGGAAGTCATTTCTTCTCCACATATTTACAAAATGAATAAATCCTTGTTCGTCTTGTCTAAGACATACCATTACGCTGTAATCTTTACCAAGACCATGTGCAGGGTCAAATCCTATAATGTATCTGTTGTTATCTAACCTATCAGTTTGTATAGTGTGTTCCATGATAAGATTCTTACGAATTAAGTTGTTAGGATATACCGAAGCGTCATCGTCAACAACCCTACATAGGTATTCCTGCGAAAACTCCAAGTCTCCTATTGCTTCTTTCTGTTCTAACAAAAACTTTACACTACGATACTCCGGCCAAAGTGCTTTAGGGTCAATATCCCCATCACTAGATTTCCATTCATCATAATTTACTATACTACTCCAAGTACCACTTTTCCAAGTCTTTTTACTTAACATTTCAGTATGGTACAAATCAGTCATAGACATAGGCGTACCAACCACGTAAAACGTACTTCCGGGCGATAACATAGGGGAAATTGCCTTCCTAAACCACTGTTGTAAAGTGTGAGGATTCATTTCATCAGAATCAACTAACACATCGTCAAATGCTACACAAGCCGGATGTTCACCACGAATAGCAGAACCTACCGATGTAGCCATTATCCAAGACCCATTGGTAAAGTACATTTCAGTTTTATTACCTCTCTTCGGGTCGAGATACCTAGACAATTGAGGATGTTGTTTCATGTCCTCCCTAATCTCTTGTAATCTTCTAATAGCAGTATCTTTACTCGCAGAAATCAACCAACAAGTAAAAGGTTTACCATTTGCCTTCTTTTCAAACAAACATTGATGTAATAGTTTTACCCTAAGAGTAGTAGACTTACTATGGTCGCGTGGTGCGATAATACAAACACGATGCACTTCTGCACCCTTTCTATCACCGTACATTTCCATCCATTCTCCTATATGGTCGCCCCAAGTATAACCTAACCATTGGTAGAAATACTTAATGTCTTTTCGACTTCGTTCCATAGAAAAATCTTGCATAAAACCCATAATATCACCTCGGATGTAAGTCTTTCTTTCCGCAGTAAGGACAGACACCTTCTACCGCCAAGTGCATTTGCATACGTGGGGCTTCCCAACCACACGACCAACACTTAGCAGAAGTCCATCTCATTCATGTACCACCGGAGCAAACAGGCTACCAATTAGCCCTTCTTCTTTATCTATAATATATGCAGACAATCCTGCTTTAGCCATAACATATCCGTTACGACTATGGTATCTATCTTCACCTGCCAAACTAGGAAGTTGTATAATCAAACAACCACCCGCTTCACGCATTTGTTGATGATGTAGATGTCCATGAAACCAAAGTTTGTGAGACGTTTTACCCCACGCACTTCTTTCTTCGTGAGCCATCAAAGCATTTAGTTTATTCATAACTTTACCATCACCGTGAGTAAATCCAATCAGATTATTACCGTATGTAACATATTGTCTAATTTCGGGAGAAACTACAACATTTACATCCTCACAATCTTTGTAATAAGCGTCAAGGTACATCATTAACATAATACTTGTATGTCTATCGTGATTACCACCCATAAATATCAACTCAACATCAGAAACCGTTCTTAGTAAGTCAATGTGCTGTCTTGCTAAATCGCATCCTTCCATCAATATTTGTGCAGGTGTAGCAGCCATATCTTGTGCCGTACCCTTTGTAGTTGTACCTACATCATTATCTACATGAAACCAATCAGACCCAACACCAACGTAGAATCTCTCCGGCTTACTAGGTAGTCTCTTCAATAACTCTTCGGTCTTTGTCAAAACTCTATGTCGAGCCTCTTCTAAGTCATAACTTTGTCCGACTTCATCAACCCAACCATATTTACCAAAATGTAAGTCAGTTGGGGAAAGAACAACAGCAAAATCACCGTCATTTTTAGTCTTGGTACGCTTTACGGAAGCAGGTTTCCACTTTTGTGCTATTTCTAAGAAATCTTTTTTGACAGTCTCGTTAAAGTAGTTATATTTCATAGCATCTTTCTCGACTTGCCTCCATCTTTTGCCTTCTGCCTTCTTGATAATCTCAATTTTACGCATGGCTAGTATTTCCTCAACTAAATCGTCAACGGTGTTACCTTCTATCTCTTTATCCGTAAATGGTTGCATACCATGAGTCCATTTGTTAACTCTAACGTATTCACTTACCCAAGCAGGCGGCATTTCAAACTCTCTAGCCATTTCTTCGGTTGTTAAGTTGCCTCCCGCTTCGGAATACGCTTTTTTCATGGCTCGGTGTTTATCTCCTTCTACTACATAGAATCCATCTATTGCTTCCATGACTACTAAGTATTTATCTGCTGCTTCATCGTGATATACTTTCGTTCTATCATTTATGACAGCATGATATTCTTCTTTATCCTTAAAAGGACTATTACCCTCTTTCATCCATCGCTGTATCGCTGAACGCCAAGCATTCTTTGAGCGTTTTGGCTCAACTTCGTGTAGAAACTCAGCAAACTCACTAATATTACTAAAACTTCTATCTTTCGCAAACTTCTCGATGAGGTCTTTGCCTCCATGCACCCTTCGCATAAACAAAGGTTATTTGAAGGGATATATAAGTATTAGCCTATTAATTTCTATTACTTTGATGTTTTACAAAATAAATAAACCGCTAGACTGCTAGCCTGTCTGTAATTATTTTTATTTCTTCTATAATATGTTTGGTAAAGCCCCTTACCCTCTATTAGTTAACGTAGTTAACTTCTCTATACTAAAGAAAAAAATAAAAAAATAAAAAAATATAACGCAGTAAAGCGTTTAATTCTTTCAGTAAATCGAAAAAACATTAAAAAAAATAAAAACGAAGTATTAAACGTCAATTACACCCTCGATATGATATGGCCGAGCGTAGCAGGTGGAATATATTTCGTGGTAACACCAAAAAAGAGAATCCTAATCCAATTATACAAAGAGCAGGTATGATGATTGAACCTTTCAATCAAGTAGCGGGAGTACCCGATATTGTGAGAGACACCGAGAGATTAAGAAAGGATAGCAACCACGACAATGAGTTTGACCTTTACGATAGTATGCTAAAGTTAGACCCCGAACTAAATGGTGCTGTACGGGCTGTCTCTCTCACGGCTAACAATTATGAAATAAATTACGCTAATGGTAAAAACTCACAAATACGTGAAGCAATACGTGAATTAGTAGAAGATACTCTCGACTTTGATGACATTATGATAAATGCTATGCGAAGTCTTATGGTCTATGGTAATGACATAAACAAAATAGTAGGTAAAGAGGGTGTAGGTATCACAGACATACAAAGTTTGCCGATAAAACAAATAACAATTGTTGATGAAAGAGGCGGCCTAGGTTCTTACTTCGTTGCTGATGAAGATAACCCCGTTATCGAGGCTAAGACATATATGCTTAGAGAGGCTACTTCGTATGAACGTGCTATTCCTAGAAATGAAATACTACACGTAAGGATAGATTACCGTTCCAATTGGTTCACCGATAACAAACTACGTAGAACATACGGTGTGTGGGGCGCAAGTAGATTTACGTCGCTAAAGCAACCAATACGCATGAAATATAACAGTATGAACAACAGAGTTTCTTTAGAGGACTCGATGACAAAGCAGTTTATTACAATTGACAAATCTGCTATCGAACACATACAAGACCCTGCTGAACAAGCACAAAGACTTCAACATATTATGGATGAGGTTATTACTCTATTCGAGGGGCTGCGAGGCGACCAAATACCTGTACTTCCTCATTACGTAGAATTACACCACGTAGATGTAGGCAACAGTTTGCCAAACAATACGGGCTTCCTCGACACAATTAACGCAGATATAGCGGCTGTACTACAAGTACCAAGAGTAGCAGCAGGCCAAGAAAAAGGCTCAACATTCGCAGCGACATTCAATGCAAATCTTTGGGCTGTCCAAGCAATCAGCCGTATGCACAGAATCTTGAGCGAATCAGCAACAAAGATGTTTATGATGCACTTAGACTTGTTAGGTATCTCTTACCGCAAGCAAGATTTGCCTACAATTAAGTTTGAGGCTATGGATAGCGAAACACCACTCAACATAATGCAAAGAACAGTTATGGGTTATAACGCAGGACTTCTTACACTAAACCAATCTTTTGATTTGCTTAACCTACCAAGTATAGGTAAAGAAGGTGATGAGAGAAAGATGACAGAAGCACCAAAACAAGTAGGGGATTTGCCAAGAGAAAACTCACAGGATGGTGCGAGCGACCTTGTTGAGTAAGATTATTCTTACTGCAATATACACGATTTGTTTCCTAGTGGGGGCTTTATTAGGCAAAGTATTAATAAGACATAAGGGTAGTGGAAAGAACATGGCTCAGATGAAAATGACAAACCCAAACGAGACTTTAATGTTGACTTTTGGTATGGGTGTAGTTATGGCTTGGGTAGTTATAGCAGCCACAGCATCCTACTTTAGTATTGTAGAACAACGTGATATATCCGACTCGCAATTGACAGTAATTGGTCTGCTAGGTGGGCCGGCACTTCTTATTATAACAAGTGTACTAGATTTATTTAAGGGTAAAGAAAGTGCTAAAATTGCAGTATTACCGGACAGACTAAGTGCTGACGTTCAAGCAACTGACGCTGAAAAGACTCACGTAAGATTACTAGAGGAGTTTAAGATGAAGCATGACCTAGAAATGGAGAAAATGCAGAAACAACACACTTTAG